GTTTCGAAAGTATCAGGTATCCCTAGAGATTGGAACAAAAGTCAGTACAACTACAAAAACAATGCTAAAAAAACAATGGAACGCACACTGAGACTAGCGACCAAAAAAGCCAAATATACCTTGGTTTCATATAATGATGAAGGTTTCATCACACTCGGTGAATGGGAAGAGATCCTCAAACCATATGTATACGAAAAAATTGAAATCGATTACAATACTTACCGTGGAAGTCGTAATCTAAAGAATCGTTCGAGTAAAGTTACCGAATACTTGTTTCTCATTTCGCCTTCGTTATCCTGAGATGTGTTTTTCTTGTAGCCTTTTTGTGGTCTTCTTCTCTTTGTTGTAGATGTTTTGGATTATACATCTTTTGATGGAGTTTCCAAAGATCCGGGCCTCCAACCCGAAAGTTTTTTCGAATCGTTGCCTTGTACCAAAAGATACAGTCGGTGATCTTGTTAGATTTTACTGTATTATCTAACACGAGACACTCATAGTTTTCTGTACACGCATCCATGACCTTACAGAACATATCAAAGGTTGGAAAGATACCAAAAAACGATTTATAAAGTTTTTCTCTGTTCTGTATGATGTTCTCTCGTAAAATAAAGATATAATCTACATTGGCACGGAGCGCAGGAGGAAGGTCCATCACGTATTGCATCGTCAACATAAAAAAGATATTGAAATGTCTCCCATTCATAAAGCACTGTCGTATTCGCGTCTCTTTGAGAAACTTTGAATCATACATACAGTCATCAAGAAGCATGAAAGTTCCATTTGATCTATTTTTCCCCTTTTCACCAACTATTTTCCTCTGTCTCGCGATTACACGATCCACCGCCTCACCATCGTACTCATTATAAATAAATAAGTCGGGAATAAAGTCCGAATAAAAATGATTCCCTTCTTCTGTTCCTGAGAGAACTATACCAGCTGGAATATGTCTCTTGTGATACATAATATCTTTCACAAGAGTTGACTTACCTGTGTTACGCTTGCCTATAAAAATACATATCCGATCGTCACTCATTGTCTCAGGTTTGAACTTCTTCAACTGAAGATTCATTCTACTCTAGTGCTCCGTTTTATTTAGCAAAATTTTACTCACATACTATAGGAATGTCAGGTCGCTTAAGACTTGCTGCCACTGGAGTTCAAGACCAATGGCTTACAGGGGATCCACAATTTTCGTATTTCCTGATGAATTTCAGACGTCATACCAAATTTGCCATAGATTATGTGGAGAGTCCTTTTGACGGAGACATAACTTTCGGAAAGACTGTCACATGTCGAATTCCAAACGACAAAGGTGATCTCGCTCGGAATTTTTGTTTAAAAGTAGCGCTTGATGATCCAGACCCCGATGGAGACAATTGGTGTCCATCGGTCATTTCTCATCTTATAGACACCGCAGAACTTCTTATCGGTGGACAGACTATTGAAAAGATTACAGGTGAATACATTTATATGCATCAACAACTTCACAGCACAGATGATGACATAGATCAAACACTTTATTTTTTAAATAGTCATGGGAATACGATAACTTATAGTGGTGAATATACATATTTTATGGATTTACCGTTTTACTTTTTTAGAAATCCGAGTTTAGCTATACCGACATGTGCTTTGACAAAACAACTCGTGGAAGTGCGAATCAAATTAAGACCACTCTCTGAGCTTATTATAGGGGGTGCATCAGTTAATGTTAGCGCTAATATAAAGAAATTATCAATAGACACAGAGTTTGTGTTTGTAAGTGATGACGAACGAAACTTTTTACTGTCAAATCCTATTGATTATGTGATCACTCAGGTTCAAATGTCAAAGTTTGTCATGAAAGCCGGTGAGAACACAAAGTCAGTGATGCTCAACTTTTCACACCCAGTAAGAGAACTTTTATTTGTATCACAATCGGAAGCGGCGGTCGCTGCAAATCACCCGAACAGATACAATCAAATTACAAATGTTAAACTTCGTTTCAACAATGAAGTTGTCTTTGATAGGGATAGATTATTTCTCGTATATGAACAACCTCTCAGACATCATATAAGCCCACCAGAATATGTGTCAGGAACAAATTATAAACAGTCTGAGTTTGCTATGTATAGTTTTGCACTCAAACCAGAAGAATATTATCCAACTGGACAGGTAAATATGAGTCGTATTTCACACAAACTTTTGACAATTCAAATAAATCCAATTAATGGTGTAGATAATAATAATACACGCATATATGCGGTGAACTATAACATACTTCACATCAGTGGCGGATTAGCCGGTTTAAAATTTTAGAGTATTATAATAGTAATGGCTGGTCGCGTACAGCTTATGGCATCTGGAGCCCAAGACAGGTTTTTTACTCTGGATCCAGACTATACATACTTTTTGCAAAGTTTCAAAAAACATTCAAACTTTGCAAGAGAATATGTAGACATAGATTCAGAAAATGCAGTCTCTTTTGGTGGAAAAGCTAAGTTTAAAATTGCACAAAATACAGGTGACATTCTAACAACACTCAGTATAAAAATGAAACTTCCAGAGATATTAACAGCCAGTTGGGGCTATATAGACTCCGTTGGCCACGCTCTCATCGAGTACGCAGATCTCATCGTGGGTGGAAAAATTATACATAGAATACCAAGTGACTACCTTCAAATTTACTCGGAACACTTCGTGACTCAAACAAAACAAAGAGCTCTCGATCATCTCATAGGTAAATATCCAGAAAGAGTTATCTCTGCAAGAGTTTCTGATAGGGAAATCTTGTGTCATTTAGGTGCATCGTATGATGTTCAAGATTGTTTCGTAGATTTACCGTTTTATTTCCACAATAATCCAAAATTAGCCATTCCACTTTGTGCGATTAAAAAACAGGAAGTCGAGGTTGAGATAAAACTGAGAAATTACAAAGATATCACAGCAAAAATTGATGGATCTAGACCAGAGCTCACAGAAGTCTTGAAATTACTCAATTTTCAATTGTGTGCAGAAGTATTATTTCTCGATCCATGCGAAAGACTGAAAGTTGCGAATGAAAAGAAAGTGGACTATGTGATCACACAAATACAACAAAACGCATTCGATGTAGACCAAGGAGAAACAGAGGGACGATTTAAGTTGGATTTTATAAATCCACTTCGTGAGTTATATTTTGTAATTCAACGACAAGGAGATTTAGGTACCGCGGAGGGGCAATATATAACACCATTTGATTACGATAACACCATATCAGATACCGGAACTAAATATATACTTTATGAAAACCTAGATTATTTGACACTTGATCTTGATGGTCAGCCCATAATTACACAAGACACAGGGAATGTTATATTTCTTAAAGCTGTTCAAGCAGCTATACACCACTCAAAAACACAACTAATACGAAGATTCTATTCATATAGTTTTGCCCTTGAACCTGAACAGTGGTATCCAACAGGACAAGTGAATTTTAGCTTAGTGAAAGAACAGATTCTCAACCTAAGTATGACACCATGTGTAGATTACGCAAGACAAATCAGGGTGTACGCCGTGAGTCACAATATCCTCAGGGTGAGTGAGGGAACTGCCAGAACTCTTTTTGATTTGAAATATTAAGAAACATGATGAAAACTGGATTTGGTGAATCTTCAGGAGCATATGAAGAATCTCAACAGAACGCGCTCATCGGTATTTTATTACCGGTTATTGAAAAAAGTGTAGTTTTAGCTGCACAGTATTGCAAAGCGTGTGGTCGTGACGCAATTCTTCCAGAAGACATGGAATATGCCATTAAATACTGTGCGATGTATACGGTTGGTCAAAACATAGGATCTCTCTTTCCGGAAGTATACGACGAAGAACTCGCGGATGGAGAGGAAGAAGATTTTGAAGAAGTTGAACCAGATGAGTGTCCACCATTTGTGAGATACTCGGGGGAAGATCCCACATTCAGGCAAATGAATGAAGCCTATGATCGTTGGGACACTTGGATTCCCCAAAGTCCTATAGAAGAGATGTTAAAAAATGGTATTAATAGTAATGAGTACATCGGAGCCGGAGGGTTGGACAATTTCTGAATACAAAACATTCAAAGCATTTGGCGATGATGGTTCAGAAAATAGTATCGATGGAGATTCCGACGACGAAGAAGACGAACAAATATTTGCAAAATCTCAGATGGTCAGGAGACCTCGATACAAAAAAATCGTCCAAAAAGAAGAGCTATTACCAGAATAAAAAATTTTCCTCCACTATAGTATAAAACTTACCATGGCTACCATGCTCGAACAAGCCCGCACTCAGGCTGTCAAGACGGTCAACCTCGTGACCCAAGAACTTGAAACCCAATCTCTCAACGCGATTGTCGCTGGTTTCAGCTTCGCCGCTGCGATGAGCTGGATGGACTTGGTCCGCTGGGTCATCCAACAAATCGTTAAGGTGCCAAAGAATGGTGGCACTCAATACGCTCTCGTTGCCGTGCTCACCACCCTCTTGTCCATTGTCGTGTACATGACCGTTGCTCGCATCTCCACTCGCGTCTCCAAGCCAGCGCAACCAGTCTTCGCGATTACTCGCTAAGTTTTGGGCGTCGCTTCATGACAAACAGAAGCAAAATACCAAACAACACAATGATTCCAATGGAAAGATACTCTTTCCATCTATAAGTATTCACTATAACATCAGGAATACTTATTGGTGGTGGTAACTCTTTTGTGATTGCTTCGAGAGGGACTTTTGGAAGTCCTTCAAGTTTATCAGTAGAACATGTAATTTCAAACTTCAATATATG